GAGAAGTGGGCGGAGTGGGGATTGGATGTACCGGACCCGATTGATACGGCGGAGGATGGCGAGGAAGTCGAAGTAGAACAGTCGGTGCAGTTGGAACCGCCGCGCGAATACATCGTCATAATCGCGGACCCGAATTCGCTAGAGTGGGAAGACATCAAAGAAACGTTGAAACTCAAAATGGTAAGGCGTGGCGGGTATAAAGAGGGAAGCCCGTTTGATGCGTTGGGATTGGAGCGCGTGTTGAAGTGGCCTGACTTTCAAGAGAGATACGATGCTCATCGCAATACCAAGCAAGAGTAGGGCGGGGAATACGACGACGGACAAAATCGTTCCTACGGCGGGAACGTTTTTCGTGCCGGAGTCGGAAGCTCACCAATACAATTACGTGCGAAACGTTGTCGCAGTACCGAAGGAAGTGCGCGGTATTACGGCGACGCGCAATTGGATTCTGCGCAATGCGGGGGATGAGTGGGTCGTCTTCCTCGATGACGATGCGATGGCGACGGGATATACCAAGTTGCTTATGCGCAACGGGAAACAGATTCAGATAAAGGACGAACAGTTTTGGGTTGATGAGTTCGTCAAAGCGTTTGACGTTACGGTACAAATGGGCTATAAGATGTGGGGATTAAAGACGGAAGCGGCGTTGCGTTCCGTTTATCCGTACAAGCCGTTCCTTACGCGAACCTACCTCACGGCGTCGTGCATGGGGATGGTGAACGATGGCGAATTCTATTTCGACGAATCATATCGCGTGAAAGAGGATTACGAGATATGTTTAAGACATATGCAGAAATACGGCGGGATATACGGTATCCGCTATATGCATTGGCAGAATGAGCATTGGACGACGGAGGGAGGATGCAAGGACTATCGAACGATAGAAATGGAACGTGATGCAATTAAAAAACTTATCAAGCAATACCCCGGAATGATTCGCAAGGCCAAGCGCAAAGCGAATACGTTCACCATCGAACTCAACGTATAGCAAAACTTATATATGTCGGACGGTAATAGACACAAGAAAAAGGCGATGATTACGGCGCTAGAGAAATCGTTAGGCGTCGTCACGACGGCGTGTAAGATGGCGGGAGTTTCGCGCGCGACGCATTACGTGTGGATGGAGAAAGACGAAGCGTATCGCGCGGAGGTAGAGAGTATCGCGGACATGGCGTTGGATTTCGCGGAGTCGAAGTTGCACTCGCAGATTGCGGATAACAATACGGCGGCGACCATCTTCTACCTGAAGACCAAGGGGAAGTCGCGCGGATATATCGAGCGGTACGACGTGACGAGCAATGAGCAGACCATCGGAACACAAACCATCGTGATTGGCGGCAAGGAGATTAAGTTCTGACGCGATTCTTTGAGGAGACGCCAGCACAGCGGCAATTCGCGGAAGCGGCCTTCTCTGGTCGCTTTCGTTATTTGCTATATGGCGGTGGGATTCGAAGTGGGAAGACGTCGCTCGCTCTTATGATTGTTCAGGCATTGGCGCGAATCTATCCTCGGTCGCGGTGGGCGATTGTTCGTAAAGACATACCGAGTATTCGTCGCAACGTATTGCCAGCGATAAGTAAGTTTCGTATACCGGGGTTCACGGGCGCTATCAATTTTGCGTCGTGGACGATGGAGTGTTCTAACGGTTCCGAAATCTTATTCGTAAACGAAAACATCACGGCGGACCCGGACCTCGATGCGTGGAAGGGATTGGAGGTGAACGGTTTCGTATTGGAAGAGGCGAACGAATTATCGCAAGCGGCGTGGTATAAAGCGGTCGAGCGCGCGGGGTCGTGGGTTGTTCCGAATGGGAACCAACCGTCACCGTTGATTCTACTCACGTGCAATCCGGGGTTGGGATGGGTGAAGGAAACGTTCTACGATGCGTATAAAGCGGGAACGTTGCGCGAGCCATATTACTTCCAACCCGCGACGGTGGCAGACAATCCGCACATCTCCGACGAATACCGCGAGGCGTTGAAGAATCTGCCAGAAAGAGAGTATAGGCGTTTCGTATTAGGCGATTGGGATTCGTTGTCGGCGGCACCGGGGGCGTTGTGGACGCCGGAACTCATCATCGAGAATCGCGTCGCGGAAGCGCCAAAAGATTTCAAGCGCGTCGTCGTGGCGATTGACCCTGCGGCGACGTCGGGGCCGGATAGTGACGAAACGGGTATCGTCGTACTCGGATTGGGTAGGGATGGGCACGGGTATGTATTACACGATGGGAGCGGAAGATATAAACCGCACGAATGGGCGAACAAAGCCATCGCGTTGTATAGGCAATACAATGCGGACCGAATCATCGGTGAATCGAACAACGGCGGTGATATGGTCGAGGCGACGTTGCGCGCGGTAGATGCGAGTATACCGTACCGTTCGGTTCATGCGTCGCGCGGTAAAGCGAAGCGCGCGGAACCTGTTGCGGCGTTGTATGAGAGAGGGCTAATACATCACGTTGGAACGTTCGCAAAGTTAGAACAACAGATGACGTCGTGGACCCCGGATGAAATGACATTCAGTCCCGACCGCATGGACGCGATGGTGTGGGCGGCGTCGTGGACAATGTTGCGTGGCGGCGGAGGGTTTGTCGTGTAAGGAGTTAGGGGGGGTTGCGCTATTGAGAGTTTTTACATATGGTGCATATAGAGTACCAATAAACTCTCTTCGCCGAGTGCGTATTGCCGACAGATAGTCGTCGTTCCATTCTCTCGCGCGTCGCTCATGCGCTTCGCACGTTCAATGCGCCGGAGGGTGAGGCGCGTAGTGTGATACCGACGACGTTTCCGGGAACAAGCGTCGCTGGCTTGCAGATGGTGCGGTCGGCGAATCCGCAAGAGTATAAGCCACTCGGCGCGAATGTTCGCGCGCGTGGTTTCAATGAGCATCCCGTTGTGCATGCGTGTATCCGCGCGGTAGCTGACATCATTGCGTCGGTGCCTCTTGTCGTATTAAAAGAGCGTGGGAATCGTGAGTCGGCGGTTGGCGATAACCATCCGTTGCAGAAGTTGTTGAATCATCCCGGCGGAAAGATTACGGCGCGTCAGTTGCGCGCGCGATTTGCGGTTGACTTTCTTGGATACGGAAACTCGCTCTTTCACCTAGAGCGCGCGGGTGCGAACGGGACGGGGCGCATCATTGGGTTGCGTTCTATCAATCCAGAAGCATTGCAGTCGGTGTGGGTCGATACGGATGGTGACCCCGCGCGATACGATTACAGCGATTGGTCGGGCATTGTGCGCAACGCACCCGTTGAGGATGTGTTGCATTTCCGCGACCTCGATATGCCGCGCCCGTATTTCCCGGATGTGTTCGGATATCCGCGCGGAGCAACGGCAATTCAATCCATCGTCGCGGATAACGAGGCGACGAATTACGTTCGGCAGGTCGTGTCGAATGATGGAACCCCGACGTTCGCGGTGATTCTTTCCGATGAGGCGACGGCGGATGATGCGCTGTCGATGCAACAGCGATATACGGCGCGCACGGTCGAGCGTGGCAAGCGTGGTGCGCCTGCGTTCTTTGGTTCGGTAAAGGACATCAAACCGTTGGGCTTCACGCTCAATGACCTAGAGTTTCCCGACCTGCGGCGGGTGTCGCGTGAAGATATCTGCGCGGCGTTTGGCGTGGACCCGCGCATGATTGGTATCGGGTCGGCGTCAAGCGATGCGGGACTCTCTGGGATTCAGTATGCGGAGGCGCGCGCGCGATTGGTTCAGCATACCATCGAACCAATGCTCGTTGTATTCGAAGATGAGATTAACAACTGGCTCGCGCCAGAGTTTGGTGACGTATACGTCGCGTATGATGCGAACGTGCTTCGCGATTTGGTTGAGAATGACGAGACGACATCAAATCGTATTCGCGCGGAGTTTGCGGCGTCGTTGCGTACGTTCGAGGAATCGCGTCGCGCGTTGAAGTTGTCGCCCGTACCGGAGCCCGTCGAGTCGTTGATGATTACTCCGGCGTCTACGTTGGTGCCGTCGGCTCTGGCAATTGCTCCGACATTGACGGCGGAGGAATCCGCGGAGTTGGATGCCGCGCCAATGCCGAGCGCAAATATTGAGGGTGCGGTGCCACCGTCTGGCGAGATTCAGACGACGGAGGCGACGGTACTCAATGGCGCGCAGATTGCGAGCGCAAAGGATATCGTATTGGCGGTCGCGGCGGGTCAAATGCCGCGCGATGCTGGCGTGGCGATGCTAAAGGTATTCTTCAACCTTGCGTCCGACGTTGCGGAAGCGTTGATGGGGTCGGCGGGTACGGGTGCGGCGACGACGCCGAACGTGGTCGATACCACGGGCGAAGTTGTTACAGCGGTTGGTGCATCGGTGCCAGCGCGTGAGGCGGAAGAGAGTGAGGAAGAGGGCGACGACGACGAAGAGGAAATCGAGGAAGAGTCCGAAGTCGAAGGCGTCGGAGTGCGCGCGGAAGAAAAGAGCAACTTTCCGAGCGATGGGGACGATAAGAAGGTGTCGCTCCGGAATTCGCAATGGTCGCTATTCCCGGTCGGAGAGGCCGAGGACCTGAAAGAAAACTGGCCCGAGATTTGGTCAAAGGGTGGGAACGTAAAGGGCAACGAGCAATTCGCGAAGCTCGCGCCAATCGCAAAGCGTGGCGGCGTTCCCGATGGCGAAGCGGAAGAGAACGCTATTCGGTTGCGTGAAGCGTGGGTCGCGCGACATGAGGGCGACTTCCAACTCGCGGGAGTGGTGGCGCAAATCAAGTGGCTTGCAGTCGGGTCGCGTGGCCTCGACCATATGCGCGCGGTCATTCGTGAGGCGAAGGACAAGACGGAGCGCAATACGTCGTCCGATGAAATCATCACGATGACGGATGCGAAGCGCGCGAAGTGGGAGCGGGTGCAAAAGGTATTGGACGCCGAAGAAATGGCGTATAAGGCGGAAGCCAAGACGTTGTTCGATTTCGAATCCGTTGACGTCGAGCGCATCTTCAATGCGAATCAGCGCGCGGATGCGAAGTTGAAAAAGGCAAAAGACGAAATTCGTAAGAAGTACGCGCGCGGTGGTGAGTATCGCGAGCGATGGGACAAGAGGTACCAGCGTCTTATTGGCCCGACGTATTTGCGCGGGGCGGAGGATGTGCCGAATGTTACGGTATCCTTCACGTTGCAGTCGAAGGCGGTACAGCGCGCTATTAAGAACCGCGCAAATAGTTTGGCGGGTGAAGTAAGCAAGACGTCGTACCGTCAGATATCGGCGGCGATTATGGCGGGAGAGCGCGCGGGGTTGTCGTTCCGTGAGATTGCGGACCTTGTGCAACAGACGGCGTTCGGTCGCGCCAATACGGATGCGCGCGCGATGGCGATTGCTCGCACGGAGTCGTCGGGCGCAATGTCGCAAGGCAGTTGGGACCAAGCGCAAGAGGCGGGAATCTTTGTCGCGAAGGAGTGGCTGTCGTTTGATGATGACAAGACGCGCGACACGCATTTGTTGGCGATGGCGGAAGGTATTATTCCGATTGGCGAGACGTTCAACAATGGGTTGGCGTATCCTCTGGACCCGAGCGGCGATGCAAGCGAAGTAATCAACTGCCGTTGCACGTTAGTGTATTACACACAGGATGAGATATGACCGCTTCGAATACGGTGACAAAGGTGTGGCACGTTGCCCATTCTTCGCTTCAGGTGCGCGCGGAAGAGAATCTACCGCCCGGAATCGCGGGGCGGGTAAACGGCGTCGCGGTTACGTATGACGTCGTAGATAGTTACGGCACGATGTTCGCGCGTGGATGTGCGAAGCGGTCTATCGACCAGCGCGTCGCGGCTCGCAAGGTGCCACTCCTTATGGACCATGAGGCGTCAACACGCGCGCACGTTGGCGTGGTGTCGGCAATGTCCGATGCGGGTGATGCGGTTGTGATGACGGCGGAAGTGTTTGATACGGAAGAGGGACGCGCGGCGATGGAATACGTCAAGGCGGTAATGGCGGCGGGTGCTTCGACGGGATTCTCAATTGGATTTATGCCGCGCAAGTCGGAAATTGTTGTCGTTGATGGCGCGAACGTCGAGCGGTTTACGGAGATTGAGTTGCGCGAAGTGTCTATTACGCCAATGCCTGCGGTACCGGGGGCGGCGGTGACGTCAGCGCGCAAGGATGATATCGCGCCGATGGAAGATGATGATGAGATGTTGGAAGAGTCCGACCCGATGCGTGTGCTTATGTTGGCGGCACGGTTGGCGTTGGATGCGTTGTCGTCAGAGATGCGTACTGCACTTCTGGCGGAGTACCTTGCTCCCCTCCCGAAGCCCACACCGGAGGCCGCGTCTACACCTGTTGTAGATACGCTGTCCGTTCCGGCATCGGACGAGATGCGAGGCGTAAGTATGACGGACCGCATTAGGGCGGTGCGTCAATCGTTTGCAACCCCTTGTAAGTGAGACGTAATACAATGAAGACCCCGATGGTTTCCAAGAATCGCGTGGCGAATGAGCTTCGCGAGCAGGCGCATAAGCTCCGGAGCGAGCTTATGGATGCTTCCGTGCAGTTTACTGCCGAGGAAGTGGAGAAGCGCACCTCCGACATTCGTGCGCTCGAGATGCGCGCGCAGGCCGCCGCTGAGTTCACCCCCGATGCCGAGATTGCGCGTCAGGGTGGCGACGCGGAGCTTACCCGTTTCGATGTCGCGGATAAGAATGAGTTCCGCAACATGAAGGATGC